TGCTTCCATGTAAGGTTTTTCCCATTCCATCATAACTTGTTCATCATTAGAATCAAGTAAAATATCTTGACCTAATTCATCTTTTTTATATTTTAACATTTATTAAATTCTTTCTAAAACTATAACTGCACCATAAACCCGAAAGTCTCCAAGAACATCTACATTAATATAGTTTCCTAATCCTCCTGATAATGATGCTGATGGAATTATTGCTGATTCTCCTCCTAAGGATGTTGCTATTCCTACGTATCCAGCATAAGTATCAGCAGGGGCTGATGTTGTAACAGATACATAACTACCTTCGGCTAGGCAATCTTGCACAGTATTAGTAGCAACTGAGGAAGCTCGTACATTAAATGTTCCTCCATTACCTAATACCCCTACTTTAGTTACTTTGAAACCACAAGGTATTACATAACTTGCAAATTTACTATCAGTAGCTGATCCATTAACAAATATACTACTAGCTAATGTAGTACTTCTTTGTGCTGCTATATTATCTAATGGAGATCCCGCTGTTCCTAAATCCACTAAATGAAAATCTTGATGTGTAAGGAATACTAGATCTTGGTCATAATTTCCTCCACCTCCCATAAATCCATCACCTCTTGGGTTGGAAATATTAGTGGCTCCAACAGTCATACTTGTAGATGCTGTTATAGGTTGTTGGAATGTAACTTGATCTCCTACTGTTATTGGTGAATTACCTGTTAGATGAGAAAATGATCCAGTGACTCCGAACACGTCACCACTTGAACTTATGTTACCAGATGCTGTCACATTACCTCCATAATCTACACTAAAATTAGATGTAGTTAAATCTGTAATATTTTTATTAATTACAAATGCCGGATTAGAATCATTTACTTGAGATAAGGTACTAATAGCAAATGGTCTTGTATATTGTTGTTGTCCTGGGAAAGCCGATGAAGAAAAGTATCCTGCAAATGATGATGTTTGAGTTAAACCTGATGCTCCTCCCCTATAAACAGATAATACACCATATCCTACATTCTGGTGTTCACCAACAAAGAATTCTAATTCACCCTGGGCATTTGTGAGTATACCTGAGGGTTCATAAGATACATAAAAATTATTTTGATTAGCTCCTCCTACACTTGTTAAATTTCGCTTACCAACTGCCATTGAGATTTCTCCTTCTGATGCACCTGAACCTGATGAATATTTTATCCCAAATATATGATTAGGTATATTTTGTGATGCTATTACTGCTGTTCCTTGACCTGTAAATACTTGAAGTTCTCCATTTCCTGTATCAGGGGATGTTTGAACTATAAATGAACCTGAGTTAGGTCCCCCTGTTAAAAAATTAAATGAAGCAGATTCATTTATTTCTAAAGTTAAATTTGATGCATCTGAAGCTACTAAATTAGTTAATCCAGTAAGTGTAGCAGGTCCTGTATTAGTTAAAGATCCTGATATAGTGATATCATAAGCTTCTCCTCCAGTAAATGCTACAGCAGATTGTGTAACATGACCTGCTTCTATAACTAATCCTTTAGCTATGCTTGATGTTGTTAATTGTTTAGCCATTTAAATTATAGTTCTTGATTATAAATACGCTGATTTATACTTTGGGTGTTGTCAGCTGGTATTTGTGTTTCTGATAAGATGTTAATTTGGGTTTTTCCATTAAATTTTTTAACTGCATTTATATCTTTTAAATAAGTGTCTGGAATAATATACCCATAAAGTTTTATACTAAAGTTTGTTTTTACAATACGTTCAGCTCCTAAAGGAATTTCAGTGTTAGTAGCAAAACTATCTATTCTAGCTCTAAACTTAAATTTTTCAGGATCACCCCAATATGAGTCAGAAGCATAATTCATTGCTTCTATAATTTTATTATTTTGTTCTATAAAATAAGTAGATATAAGTACATCATAGTCTAATGTAACATAATCGGGTATTATAGTAGCATAGAATTGTTTTTCAGGAAAATCTTTATTTAATATTCTAAAATTGCTATATGCATTTTGCTTATTGTAAGCTTTAGTAAATACTTGCAAATTGTTAGGGTTATTAGCATCTATTTTAGAAGTAAATCTTTCTTTAGTTAAATTAGTTCTTTTAAATAAAATAAGAGGTAACATGGGTTTATCATTACCATCTCTCAAATATCCTAATTTATTAATTTGGTTCCATCTTTCAGAATCCCCATATAACACAGGAACATCTATTCTACTCCCATTTTGTATTACAGAAGGCTTTATAATTTCCTTCATGTAAAAAGTGATTGCTTCATCTATATCCTTAATACCAATAGAAAAAGGTTTTACATCATCTCCCTTAAAAGATATTTGGTTACCCCTATTTAAGTTATCAAAAGTAGCATTATTAGGATTACCCCTATCAAATCTCCCTTCATCATCCCTATAGGGAGTTTGGAGACGTTTGGATAGTTCTTTCTGTCTAGGGGGGATGGGTTTTCTTCTTTCCTGTGCCATTATTGATTATATCTTTCTTTAGTAATACCAACTCTATCTGCAGGTACAATATTGGTTATACAAATAGTAGATAAATTACTTCCATAATTGGCTAAACCAGGATTAAGGGGGTTTTGTTCATTAGGATAATCTGGATTTTTACCTACAAAATATTGGTTGGAATATAAATCATTTATTATATGGTAATTATCTTCATATAATATATAATCACCCACTTTAGGTACTACATTTGCATCTACTAAATCATCCCTTAAAAATCTAAAAGTTACTTCATATTGGGTTTCTAATATCATATCAGATTCTTGGAATACTTGGGGTGTTCTTTGAACTAAACAGTTAAATATAAAAGGACCTTCAAATAAATATCCACCAGCAGCTTCACCATACATATTAACTTTAGTTTCTTTTAACCTAATTGAATAAAAAGATGCCTGCTGGGTAATAATATTACCCATTAATTCTCTGTTTAAATGTCTTATCAGAGATACATCTCTTTGTGTTCCAAATAAAGCCATTATCCTATATAAATTACGTATGGGGTTTGAGCTAATTCAGTTTGTTTGAATTCAGCCTCTTGTGCCCTTCTTTCTAATAATTTTTCTCTTGAAGTTTCTTCCAAATACGATCTAAGTCTTTCCAATAAAGCGGTTTTTTCTTCAGTAGCAGCTGATATTAAATCTGATTGATTTAGGGTGACCTCTGAATCTGGGATAGGGACAGTAGAAAATTTACCTCTCACATATCCTAACATTTCTTTACATAATGCTAAAGTATATTCAAAAATCCAACTTCTACCCACAGAATTAATTTGAGTATAAGTAGGATTAGTATATGGCACATTAGAGACATTAGTAACCCCTCCATAATTGTTATCAAATGAAGAAGAATATCTATCTTGGGTTTTTATATATTCAAAGTATATTTTTCCATCCTCAATAGGAATAGGAAATACTTTTAACTGATTATTTATTAATTCAAAAGAATAATTAGATTTTCTAACTTGATCATTTAACTCTATACCTTGGATTTTTTGCATGTCAAAGCTTAAAGGCATCATTAGAAAATTAATAGCAGGGGAAAAACTCCCAAAACCAAAATTATCCATCATGCTATTAAACCCAATACCAGTAGACGCATAAGGATCAAAAAATCTTACTACAGCAGGATCTGCGTAGTAAAAAATTCTTTTTATTTCTATAGAATCGCTACTACCTAAAGAGGCGCTTTCAGCAGCCCATGCGTTTAAATCATAATTTTGAACATTTTTAGTAGTATTTAAAACTCCTTTTCTCCAAGTAACATTACCTCCAGTTCCTGCTCCTTCACCATATTGTTGAGACAACCTAACTATTGTACCCATGTTAGGTGTTACTAATGTATTATTAAAATTAGACCCTGTTGGAGAACCCTCCATAGATAAATAATCTTGTCTTACTTTATAAGCATATATTTCATTTCCATATGTGGTTACAGCTTCTTCAAAAGCAGCATAAAAATTTATATCCTGTAGTTCTATTTCTACTATAGGGTAACCTAACCTTCTACTACAAAAAGTAGTTACTTTATCAGCATCTATTTGGAATTGTAAATCATTATCATAGAATGCAAAAGGGGTATCTCCAGGGAAAAAGGATGAACTGCCAGGATATATGGGAATGTTAGCCATATTTTATTTATAAATATCAGCTTTTTAATAGTCCATTTTTATGAGCATCCGTATAAAAATCTACTAGTTGTTCTACTATAGGACTTCTATGATTAGTAGTTAATTCTACAGATGATAAACCCTCAATTTGGGTACTAGCCTTATATAAAAAATTAAAACCAGAATCCATTTTTCTTTTTAAGTCTATTTGTTTCTTATCACCACAAACTATCATTTTAGAATTTAATCCTATTCTGGTTACTACCATTTCCATTTGAGTATGGGTTACATTTTGGGCTTCATCTACTATTACTACAGAATTCATAAAGGTATTACCCCTCATAAAACTTAAAGGAACTATTTTTATAGTATCATCCGCTAAATATTTTTGAATTTTATCCTTATCATATAAGGCATACATATTTTCATAAATTGGTTGTAACCATGGATCCATTTTTTCTCTTAGGGCACCTGGTAAAAAACCTATATCTTCTTTAGAAACTGTAGGTCTTGTAATTATAACTCTTTC